CCTTGGGATGGAGATGATGATGAGCCAAATGAAAGTGGTTTATATCCTAAGTGGGACGGACCAGCCCTTAATAAACGTCGCGGTGAAGTTACCGCCTCTACCTGGGCGCTGGTTTACCAGCAGGAAGATATTGCAGAAGATTCTATATTCCCTGCACCGCTGGTACAAGGTTGTATCAATGGCATGCGAAAGCGCGGTCCATTGAAGGCTTCAGCAGCAGGACACCCTATGGATGTCCGCGGATATACAATCATAGGCTTTGACCCTGCTATGACGGGTAACTCAGCCTTTGTTGTCGTTAGTTACAACACTTCCGATAGCCGTATCTATGTCCTAGATGCTGTTAATATGTCAGAGCCTACACCGCAGAAGATTCGTGCAACCATTGAAGAACTTGTTCAAAAGTATAAACCTAATGAATTGCGCGTTGAGATTAACGCACACCAAAAGGGTTATGCTCTAGATGATGATTTACGTAACTGGCTTGCCCAGTATGGCTGTGATTTAAAGCCACACTTTACTGGCAAGAACAAATGGGACACAAATATTGGCGTTGCTTCTATGTCTAACTTCTTTGGCACAGTCCGAGAAGGTAAGTTTCAGAATAACAACACAATTGAATTCCCATCAACCGAAGGCTCTGAAGGTATTAAAGCCCTTATCCAGCAGTTGATGACATGGAAACCTAACACTAGAGGTAAGACTGACTGTGTTATGGCTCTATGGTTTGCGGTATTGCGAGTTCAAGAACTTATGCAGGCTGCATCATTTACCAACCGATATAAAGAAAATCGTTGGGCTACACGTGCTCAACTGTCAAAGAGACAATCAGTTAACCTAGACGCTGCCTATCAAGAGCAGTGGCAAGAAATATATGGATAGGAATTACAATGGCAGCAAGGCGTGACCGTTCTGGACTTACGGCTAAAGAATCAAAGATTGTTTCTAAAAAAAGCAGAACTTTTGATTCTAATACACAAGGTATTGGGTTGCCACAAAAATCTAGCAAGGCAACAATTACAGGTAGAAAACCAGGAAAACCTAAGCCAACTGCTGGCAAAGGATTAAGTAAAAATGTAATTACTACTGGTGGCAAGGCTGGACGAGCAAAAGAAAACAAAATGCGTTCACAAATGGGATTACCTAAACTTAAGACTACTGGTAAAATTAAGTCAGAGGCTAGAGAGCAAAAATACGGAACGCCATCTCGTAAAACAGCAAAGCAGAATGATACTTTTGTAAATCGGTACGCTAAAGATGTTAAAAAAAGCGGCTCAACTCTTAAGGGTCATCCAGAACTTGCTAAAGCAGTTGCTCCTAAATCTGTTAGCCCGCGAAAGAAAACTGTTCCAGTAAAGCCTAAGGGTGGTCGCGGTATGCGTGGTGGCTTTGGTGGCGGAGGCGGTTTAAACCGCGTAAATAGATAAATTAATTTTAATAATCAATCGTTAGGATAACAATGTTAACAATTAAGCAGATTGCTGCGCGAGTAGAATCGTTGAAGGATAGGTCGCGTGAGCGCGACAACCGTCACGAAAACGTACTTGCTGTGCGTCAGGGTAACATTGCTAGCATCTACCCAGATTTCTTTCCAGACGGTATTGATGCAAACGTAGTTGCTAACTTTATTGACATTGTTGCTCGTGACCTATCTGAGGTTATGGCTCCGCTTCCTGCTATCAATTGCTCTGCAATTAACCAAGCAGAAGACAAGCCACGTAAATTTGCTGACCGCCGTACCCAGATTGCGGCAAATTATTTTGTTAATTCAGATTTGCAAGTACAGATGTACACTGGTGCTGACTGGTACATCACATTTGGTTTCGTCCCTTTCATTGTTGAATTCGACGAAGAAGCAGGGCTGCCACGTATTCGCATAGAAAACCCAGTGGGGGCTTACCCAGAGTTTGACCGCTATGGACGTTGCATTGCCTTTGCTAAGAAGTACCGCATGACAATAGCCGAACTGGTTGCACAGTTCCCAGAATTTGAATCCCAGATTCTTGGCGAAGATGGCTATGACCAGAATATGAATGCAGACCTAACTGTTATTCGTTACTACGATAAAGAACAGTCTGTCATTTACATTCCAGACCGCAACAACCTTGCGGTATCTGTAGCGGTAAACCCAGTCAAGAAGATGCTAGTTCACATTGCGCGTCGCCCATCCGTTGATGGACAAATGCGTGGACAGTTTGATGACGTACTTGGTATTCAGTTGCTTCGCAATCGTTTTGCATTACTTGCAATGGAAGCAGCAGAGAAGTCAGTTCAGTCACCTATCGTCTTGCCTAGCGATGTGCAGGAGTTTGAGTTTGGTGGCGATGGTGTTATCCGCACAAGCAATCCTGCTGGTGTTCGCCGTGTAGAACTTCCTATTCCTGCAGGTGCATTTAATGAGCAGACTATTCTGCAGGCAGAACTTCGCACTGGTACTCGTTATCCAGAATCACGCACTGGTAACGTTGATGCTTCAATTATTACGGGACAAGGCGTGCAAGCACTTATGGGTGGCTTTGATACGCAGATTAAATCTGCTCAGGCTATCTTTGCTTCTACACTTAAAGATGTTATTTCAACCTGTTTTGAGTCTGATGAAGTAGTATTTGATTTTAAGAAGACAATTCGTGGAGTAGATGCAGGTGCACCATATGCACTTGAGTATCTTCCATCTAAGGACATCAAGGGTGACTATTCTGCAGATGTTCGTTATGGCATGCTGGCTGGACTTAATCCAGCGCAGGGCCTTATTTTTATGTTGCAGGCGTTGGGCGGCGATTTGATTTCCGTAGACTTGGCACAGCGAGAAATGCCATTCGGAATCAACGTGACACAAGAACAAGAGAAGATTGAAGTTGAAAAACTTCGCAAGGCTCTCATTGGTTCACTGACAGCATATACACAAACAATTCCGCAGATGGCAACTCAGGGTCAAGACCCGCTTCCAGTTATTCAAAAGATTGCTATGGCAATCAAGGGACGTAAGGCTGGTAAGTCAATTGAGGATGTTATTGAGGAAGTGTTTACACCAGAGAATCCTCCTGCTGGAACTCCAGTTGAGCAACCCGTCCCCTCTGCTCCTGGCGCTCCAGTAGGAGGCGCTCCTGGACAGGCTGGTCCACCAGATTTACAGATGCTGCTTAGCCGTTTGAGTACAAGCGGAGAGGCAACAGGTTCGGCACAAGTAAGACAGCAACGAGTACTCTAAGGGGGTAAATCATGGCACAACGTAAGAAGCCAGTACGTCAAACAAAAGTAAGTACTGTCAGTTCAGATGATTACACCCCACTTGAAAAGTATTGCATTGCTCTTAACGAATATTACAAGGCACTGCGCGTTGCAGGTTTTCCAATTGATATTTGTTTAACAATGATTTCGGATAAGGACTCTTATCCTGACTGGTTGATTCCTGACCTACCAAATAAAATTAATCCATTGAAGTATGTTGACGATGATGAGGATGAAGACTAATGGCACAACAGGGCGGATACCGCAAGCCAGAAAACCCAGCACCCGCATCAGGTCCAGGCGCACTTTCTCAACGTACCGATGGTGGCCCAGCACAAGGTGCTAAGTATATGTCTGGTATGCCTTATGGCGAAAACACTATGGACCAGCAGACTGCTGCACCTATGGCTGGTAAAGCACCAGTGCCACCTACACCAACAGTTCCTATGCCAACACCATTAATGGCTCCAACTGAGCGACCAAATGACCCTGTTACATCAGGTATTGATTTGGGTGCTGGTCCTGATAGTTCTGCACTTGGCCTACCTACAGAAGAACCAACACTTGCTTCTACAATTAAAAGAATTGCACAGTACGACAACAGCGGTGATGCAGAACTTCTTTATGCGATTATTTCTGAATATGGGTACTAATGGCCCGCATAATCAATCCAGTCGTAGGTGAATTAAACCCTAACATTTATTCTGCTGCACAATCTGCAGGTCTTAGCCCACAAGAGGCTACAGTTATTGAACAGTTTTCTTTTACTGTAAAGAATGCTAAGCGTCTACGCAATATGGAGGCTAAGCAGGCTAAGCAAGAATTCGAAGCACTAGATGAGGATGCACAGAATCTTATTCGTGCTATGTATCCAGATGCTGAGTTTGCAAAAGAGCAACAGTCTTTATTAAAGAAAACACTTGCCATTGGTTCAAAAGTTGCTACAGGACTTGCTTCACCAATTGTTATGACCTTTCAGGTTGCTGGTGAATATGGCAAAGCAATTAATACACCATATTCTGCTATTCGACAGATTAATCAGGGTGCTAATCCGTTTTCATTAAAAACATGGACAACAGCCTATGCTGGTAAGCAACTCTACGATAAGGGTGCTGTAGGTCGTCTTCAAGAAAAGTATGGTCAAGAAAAAGTTTTGCTTGCCCAAGGTCTACTTGCTGGCAAGACTCCTGGCGAAGTTGTTGAAGAGTATGGCAAAGTTGATGCCAAGATTATTGATGCAATTGCAACAGCATTTGATGAGCCAAAGAAATTTAATTTAGTTTTAGAAGATGTTAAATATGCACAAACATCACCAGGTCGTGACCTTGCCCGTAAAGGACTAGAGGCAAAGTATGACCCAACATATAAGACTAATCCAATTCTTAAAATGTTTACTGGTGACTTAGCAGACCCTAAAGTTTTTGAAAAATGGAAGAAAATCACCAAAAGAAATACTGGTGGTCTTGATGCTGTTTATCAGTTTGCAATTGACCCATTTACATATATTACTGCTGGAACAAGCAAGGCTGCGACCAAGGGTGCACAGTATGCAGAACTTGTTACAAGAGAAGCAAAAGACGGTAACTACATTGGAGCCATTAAGCAGATTTTTGCTAAGCCAGATGTACGAGAACTATGGGATGGCGAACTAGGCAACTTGCTTAAGAAGTTTAAAGAAGCACCTAACAGTGCTGAAAAGGCACTTACCTATCGTGAGATTGCACAAAGTTATCCAGGCTTTAGCAACTTTGAAACTGTAGATACACTTGCACGCAATGGTGCAATTGATGCTGCATCTGCTGAGCGATTCTTTTCAGATGTACAAAATGCTAACATGCTTCTTAATGGTCGCGTAGATGGTGTTACATTTCTTCGCAATGGTATAGCAACTGCTCGTAACCAGCGTCACATTAGTTTTGGTATGGCTGCAACAGCCGATGCAATCTTTAACCCAAGTGTTGCTTCAAAGGCTACTCTTGACAGAATTGACGTACTGCAAGCAAAAGGTTCAGAGGCTGCTGATATTCTTAGAACAGTTGGCGATGACATTGATAAGGGTGTAAACGTAACTGGTATTCAGCGGTTTACAGATATTGATGCTGACATCAAGAAGGCCCGCCGTATTGCAGAAGTTACTGGACGCATTATGTCTCGTAACCCTGCTGGTGGCAAAATCCTATTTGGTGAAGATTCAATTAAAACAGCCGAGACTTTCCGACTAGTTGCACGTCAGGCATTTAGTCGCGATGTAGCAGACTATGTAACATTTGAGTTTTTGCAGGCATCAACTAACGACCAGATTGTTATGCTACGTAACTTGTATGCAACAATTATGCACCGATATGGTCTTCATGGAACTCCAGAAGGCCGTGCCTTTATGGATGAAATTCTAAACAAGACATTCAATAACCAGTCTGGTATGACAGCCGTTGCTAGAACAGAAGTTCCTACAGAGTTTATTGATGATGTAAGCGAGCATGTACTTCGTGTAGAAAATGATGTCCCATTCTTGCAGGCACGTGGTGCTATTCAGCCTAGCCAGTTGGCAGAAGGTGTGGCGGTTCTTCCCTACGAAGAGATTATCCAAGTTGCAGCAATGACTCGACGCAAGAATTCTATTCCTGCGCTATTTGATGGTGCTACTCGCAATAAGTATATTAGCGAGTTTGTAAACTTTTGGACAATCTATACCCTATTTCCACGTCTTGGTATTCGTTCTGCTATTGATGAGACTTTTATGTACGCCCTTAGTGCACCAGCACAGGACCTACTTAACTTTGCTCGACCATCTATTCGTAAAGAAAAAGCAGTTCTTACCGCACTAACTGGTTCTAAGGCAGCAGTTGGACCAGTTAAGCGTGCCATTAATAAAGCATTTCGCAAGGGTGGAGCAGAAGAGCGTCTATCTATTGAAGCACGTATTAATATCCCACAGAAAATTGCTGAGGATTTAGACATTCCAGTAGAAGAAGTTACGAATTTAATGATTCGTGAAGAAACTGTAAGCCGAGTCTTTGCTATGTATGGCGTAGATGAAACAGTTGGCAACTTTAAGTGGATTAAAGAAGCATTTGTTTATCATCCAGATGCTCTTAACTCTATGGCATCATCTGTTGCTGCTCGTTCTTCTCTTTCTGGACGTATTGATAAAGAAATTATTGATGCTGTCTTTACAGAAAGCACACTATCTCAGGCGCTAGCAGATGTTTCTGTCAAGGTGG